GTAGTAGTTCTTGATTTCGTTGGAGGTCTTGCCGTTGTAGGTACGGCTACCAACCTGGCCACGGAATCGGCGACCCGCCAAGCCCTGAGCAATCTGCTCGTTTGTCGGTGCGCGGTCGAAGAACTCTTGGGTCAGACCCATGCAGTTCATCTTGCGGAAGAAAATACCGAGAGCAGTGGCGTTCTCGGGAGATACAACCAGGTTGTCCCAGACGAGACGCTTGTCGTGGGCTCCGCCCGTAACCTGCGCCTTGAGCTTGAACATAGTCTTACCTGACTGTGTTTCGGTTGCAGGAGCCTCTACAACAGTGAACTCGTAGTCACCGTCGGGAAGTGGCTCGTAGTTGCCACCACCTGAGCTGTCTCCTGCATCTTTAATGAGCTGTGCCCAATCAAGTGTGGTCATGATGTTACCTCTTCTTTCTTCTTACTGGTTTTGGCCTCCTGTTTGGGACCAAAGATGGTGTCGAGCATCATCTCAATACTGAGGTTGTGCTGCTCAACGATTGAACCCAGGCGACCCTGGACTCGTTCACCTGCTTCGTATTCGTTAGTACGCTCTACGTACATACGACGCACCTTGTGAGGCGCACCAAGCGGGTCTTCATTCGGGAAGTCCTCGACAGCCAATGCACCGAGGATGTCATAGAAGTACGGTGCTTGAATAGCAAGTTGTCCCTGCAGATACGGACGGTGCTTACCGTCCTGGGTCACCCGAGACATAGCCGTCAAGACGACAGCCTCAAGTGGGTTTGTTGCGTGCATTGTGAGGTCTCGCAAGTCGCGGAGAAGACCACCCATGTGGCGAAGCAATTCGCCCCACTGCTGCATCTTCATCTGCTCGTTACCAGCAATGCTGTCCATGCACTTGACCTGGAGCTCCGAGATGGAGTCGATAATCAAGCTCTTAAAGTGGTGGTTGCCAAGTTGCAACCACTGGTAAGTCTTTAGCACGGTGTCATAATCCCGCACTGCGACAACCACGGTGTCCCACGTTCCATCTGCAACGGGGGGTTCCTCGCGCAGTGGGTCCCAATACTTGACAGTGATAGGAAGGAATCGGTGTCCACCCTCCACATCAAGCATTAGGCGTGGGTACGGAGCGGTAACGGCGAAGGAGGACTTACCCACCTTTGACTCACCGTAAACCATAACGGTCAAAGACCGTTGGATTTCACTCATTCGTCACTCACTTCCTTTTTTCTCTGAGTCGCCATAGTATGCATATGGGTCGGCTACTTCGAACATTGCTTCAATCGCTTGCTCAGCCGCTGAACCGTCATCGACAAGCGTGCATACGGTGAAGAACTTACACTTCCACTTACAGTCCCGTGAGGGGCTGGGATAGGCGTGAAAGGCTGGACTCTCCCCCTCATCCAAAGCGGTGCGGACGCGCATCATGTCGCCCACGGTGCCGTGGATTCGGTCCCAGAAGGACCGCAAGGTGAAGACATTGTGTCGCACTTCGAACTGGTCGTAGAAGGGTGGGCGTGCGTTTGCCGTACGGCGAACCTTCTTCAGCAGGGTGAAGATACCACCCTCCGAACGCTCTCCTTCTCCGTTCTGGTGCTGCTCTAAAAGCATGTAGGTAAGAATCTGCTCATTCATGGGGGCAAGGTTTGCAAAGTCGCTGAGAGAGCCACCCACGGTCTTGAAGTCGCGGAACATGCGAACACCGTCACCACGTCGTCGCACACGCATATCAAGCTTCCCCTGTAGCTCGACTTCTCCGTTAAACATTGGCATAACCATCGTTTCTTCGGTAGAAATCATCTCGAGCTCAGCGTCAACACCGTTCTCTTCCACCCACTGCAGGTAGCCCTCAAGCATGATGTGCCCAAGCTCGGCTTCCTTTTCCAGCTCAGCTACGTCTCGGAAGTCCGTGAGCAGAGCCTCCTTTTCCATGTTCACCAAGTTTGCGTGAGCCTGAAGCAGCGGTATGCCAGTCGAGTAGTACTGGTCCAAGGCTTCGTGGATGCGAGACCCCAAAGCAAGTGCACCAGTGACTTGACGCTCTTTCGGCTGTAGCCTGCGGTAGTAAGTAAACCACCAGCGTCGACGGCAGTCTTTAAAAGTTTGAATCTCAGAATTGCTGATGCGTACTACTTCGCTCATTTTGCTGCCTTCTCTTCCTTCAGCAGGGCAAGGAGTTGGTCCTTGTCTCGCACAATCTGTTCAAAGTTGTCCGCTTTGGATTCCAATACTTGGAGGACTCGCTCTTCGATAGTTCCTTCGGTGACGTAGTCAGTCACAATGATGGAATCGTGAATCTCAGAGCCGATGCGGTGCACGCGGTCCAGAGCCTGTTTGTGGTCAACCAAAGACCACGGACGCTGAAGCATCACTAGACGGCGAGCTGCTGTCAGGGTCACACCCACACCACCAGCCTGAGCCGTGTAGAGAATCCACTTGGTACGCCCAGCCTGGAAATCGTCGATAGCCTGCTGACGCTGGTCTTCGTCTTGAGCCCCCGTAATGAGTCCGTGAGGAATTTCGGCTTTGGTCATAGCCGCACTCAGGAGCTCAATGAGCTGACGTGACACTGCACACACAGCAACGGAATCCTCACCAAAGTCTTTTGCTTTGATGTCTGCCATTAACGCATCTACCTTGCAAGAAGGGTCAGACAGCAGGGCTTTCTGCTCCCCTGTGGTTTCGCTAACCGCCATCTCTGCATATGAGCTAGCAAACTGCAACAGTCGTGTGGTCTGGGTCAAAACACTGGGGGCAGTAACAAGTTCCCCGTCCTCCAGCTCAGCCATCATGGTCTCACGCATCTGCGTGTAAGCCTTCTTTTGCTTCGTGGACATCTCCACGTCACGACGCTCGAAGACCATCTCTGGTAGCCAGGGAAGCACCTTTTGCTTGAGCATCCGACGCATATGCGGATTGATGGTCTTGTAGAACTCTTCCTGCATGTGAGGCTTCACGCCAAGAACGAGTAGTCCACCAAAAGCATTGAGGATGGTGTCTACCATTCTCTCCATCCACTTGGTCTTGCTGGGCCAGTTCTCGGGTGAAATCCAGTGCAGAATGCTCCACAGGTCCACCACGTCATTTGCAATGGGCGTTCCTGTCAGGGCAAAACGAATGTCCGCGTCTCCAGTAGCTGACCACAGAGCGCGAGTCTGCTTGGACTTGGGGTCTTTGGAGCGGTGAATCTCATCTGCGATTACAGCTTTGAAGTCAATGTGGTTGAGCTCGCGGAGGTGTACTTCACAACGGTTGAGGCTAATGCCTTCGTCGTGTCCGCCACACTCCGAGCAACGGGTAAGAGCTACCGAACCGTAGGGAGCCAATCTCGAGTGGGTACGCAGAGACTCCCAGTTAATGATGAAGACATCAATGTTGCTCTCAGCCCCAATTTCAAATTGTTTTCTCCGCTGAGTAGAAGTTCCCTTAACGACCTGAGTGGTTACTTCAGGCCACCATCTCTGAATTTCACGTTCCCAGTTCTTCTTGAGAGTGTTGGGGCAGACAATGAGAGCGGGGAATACATCCTCTCCTTGCTCCTTCAAACGCTTCAAAGCACGGATTGCCTGAGCAGATTTTCCCAGTCCTGGTTCGTCTGCCAGTAAAGCACGTCTAGAAGCCGCCAGGAAGGCCACTCCCGCCCTTTGATGGGGGAACAGGTCTTCATCCCCATCGTATTCTTCAAGCTCCCTGAGGGCCACTGAGGGCTGTATACGGGTGTTTACGAGGTCTTCTGCCCAAGCCGTGAGCCGAGGGCCAATTGTGAGGTCGTCCTTGAAAGTAGAGCGGAGTGCCAGGCAGCTAGACCAACTCATAGGCAGTCGCCAAACCTGCTCTTTTGTAGACCAAGACGACCCAGGAAGACTCTTACATAGCTCCTTGTATCGCCATTCAGCGTTGATAAGGATGTGCGAGTTTTCGTTGTCGAGCTCTACAGATACTGGCAATTTGTTACCTCTTTATGTCGTTAAAACCATGGTACCACATCAAGTGGTGTTAGTAAGAATTTCGTGTTAGTTATTCTGTAACATTGTCCAACAGTAGTCTAGGAATCCACTTATGGAGGCGAACTATTGCCAATAGGGCGTGTCGGATTGCATCTAAAGCGTGTCCCGCCCCACCGACATGCCAGAATCCTAAAGTTTTTAGGGCTTTGTTGGGAAACATGTTTTTTGCGTCAACAGGGGCTTGGAAAAGAATTTTATCCACTGGATAGCCATGGTCTCTGCATATCTGTTTCAGACTGCCAATTTGTTCAAGGCTGTACGGGGCTTGAGAGTTTCGCACGGTTTGTGCGTTGATAACGAATCTTTCGCAGACAACCGTGAACTCCTCATAGCTCTCCCAGTCGCCCATACACTCTCTAATCTGCGGAGCAAACTCTTCCTCATTCAGTTCGGCAGATAACTTGATTACGGGGTCTTCCCCCTCTGCTCCAGTCCACAAAATAAAACAGACGCCAGTGGCAAGCCCAGGGTCTACCGAAAGAACAGCTTTCATTAGTACTTATCCCCCCATGTCTCAAGAGGACCATCAGCATCCGCAGTGAGCGGGACAGCCCAGCCCTCGGTGGTGGTCATGCACTCGCGAACGAGCTGCTTGATTTCTTCAGCATCCTTGCGTGGGGCCTGAAGCACAATTTCGTCATGCACTGGAACAATCAAGTAGTCCGTAAGGTCAGCTTGGTCAAGCTTCACCAGGTTCGATTTGAAGACTTCGGCAGCTCCACCCTGGATAAGGTAGTTGACCAAAGAGTAGGTTCGATTGTCGTCACAAGGCACCCTGCGACCAGTCCAAGTTTTGACGTATCCTTGCCCCTCCGAAAGTAGACGCTCCTCACCCAAGTTTGCTATTTGTCGTTGGAAGAGTGCCATACCTGGGTAGTTAGAGTCAAAAGAGTCTGACACTGCCTGCATCTGCTCTTTTGCCACACCTGCAGTTACAGCCTGCTTGGCGACACCAGCACCATAGAGGCGTCCGTACACAACGCCCTTGATGAGGTTACGTCGCTTGTCAGACTTCTGCATGGAAGGGTCTTGGTACACCTGACGACCAATTTCCGTAAACGGGTCCGAGCCTTCAGCGTCCGCACGATTGAAAAGGTGGATTAGGTTCTCATCACCCGAGAGCGATGCAAACATGCGGAACTCAACCTGGTCAAGGTCAGACGTGATAATAACGTGGTCATCATCTTTCGGGACGAACGCTCGACGCACGGTTGCGTCCCCCTTGGGGAGAGTCTGCAAGGCGGGGTCAGTAATAGACATCCTTGATGTTCTAGCCGCGACCGTGTTGATAGAGGGGTGAAGGAATCCGTTACTGTTCTTCTGAATAAAGTTAAGGAAGTAAGTATTCGCTAGCTTGTCTGCTTTACGCTGTTGCAGCACCGCTTCAGCTAGTTGCTTAACGTGGTCGTTGCCCTCGATAGACAGCTTTTTAATTTGGTCCTTGCTCGCGGATTTTTGGCCCGACGGTGTGAGCTCATCAATGACCGCGCCAAGCCCCTCTAAGGTCTTCACCAGTTGAATGTTGCTGGTGATAGAAGTGTTGTAGGTGTTATAGGCCCAGAGCTTCGTCCGCTCTGCAAAGTCCAAAAGCTCGTCGTACTTTTGTTGGGAATACTCAAGGTCAACACGAGCCCCGTTGATTTCCATGCGAGTGGCAATCTTTCGAGCTGCCATTTCCAACTCGTAAGCTTTGTGATACGGCCCATCAGGGCCACACTGCTCGTAAAACTTGTGCCAGAGTCTGGTAGTCAAAATAGTGTCAAGAGCACCATATGCCCAGTAAGGTTCAAAGTCGACAGGGACCGTGCCCCAGGTCCAACCATTAGCGGTCATCTCCTGGTCAAGTACATCTTGAAGGCTCGCTGCTTTGGCGTCGATGAGCTTGGAAGACAGTGGCTTAAGACCTGCGGGAGAGATGGGGTCAATAATTTTCGCCATCAGCATCGTGTCATGCGCCTGTTGCCACGGGAAATCCCAATCCGAGTTAACCGCAAACCAGCGTGCTTCAAAAGCAATGTTGTGGCAGATGATGGGGCCTGTGTACTTGCTCATCCCCTGATAGAAAACACCCTTCCAGTGGTCCCACGGGATGGCCCAAGCCTGCTCTGAGTCACCCACCTGAGCAAGACGAATACGACCGTGCCAGGGGGACAGGGCGTCCTTCTTGTTGTTCCCTGGAAGCTCGCCAGTCTCGATGTCTACAGCAAGTGCATCCAGGGGGCGACGCTCCCCTAGCCAAGAGAGAAACTGGTTAGCAGTCTCCATGTCATTAACTAGGTGAAGCTTTACGTTGGCAAGCCCCGAGGTGTCATTCGTCATTAGTGCCTTCTATCGTTGGGCTGTTTATTGTAGCGTACTAGGAAATTATCTCCACCCTGTACACGCTGTCAATCTGCTCATCGACTTCTGCTGCTTCTTCCAACAGCCTTTGTGCGACGTGCGTCAAATACCTAGCACCATTCTGGTCGTATTTATAGAGCGCGTCAAGCACTGGCTCCGCATCGTCACTCACCTGAGCCCAGGTCCTGTCCTTCTCGGGGAACAAGATAGGTAGGTCTCGTTCGGGGTCGCACTCTTCGCAAGGCATAGCGAATTCTTTTATTTCATGTGGCTGTGATTCCGAAAGTCCATACCTCTTCACAAGCGGGCAAGTGGAAGAGTGGAACACAAGAGAGACTCCGACACGAGAGAGGATGTATTTTCCGTTCTCGGTTCTGTAGAGCTTAAACTCAATCCACCGTACCGAGCCGCGTCTCCAAGAAGAAGACTCCCCCAAGAGGTGCCCACTGAACTGGAGTATGCGGGAGCCGTCTTTTACCTCAAACATTATGCGGACTCTTCTGCGCTAAAGGCATCATTAAAGTATGCCCAGTTCCACCATTTTTGAATTTCTTGCATGGCCCACTCGGCTTCATCGTAGTCGCCATTGACAGGCCAAAAACTTGACGGTGCAGGCTCAGAAAGTTGAACCACTGAAATGTCAGCTGTAATGTCTTTTACATACTGGATAAAGTTTTCCATATGAGTGTAGGCTTCTGCAGCAGACAAAGCCTCTCTGTCTTCTTTATTTTCAAACACTAGAGCTACCGAAAAAGTTTCTCCGCCAGAGGAGGTAAAGACTTTCTCCCAGACAGGTCTAGAACCAGGAGTATATGAAAAGGTATATGTCATTACTTTTTGTC